ACATTTATTCATTTAACTAAAAAAAACAAAGATGAAAAAATCATTTTTAGAGTTTTTGCAGTCTAAAGAGATTTCCCAAGAGAAGTTCGACGGAATGACAGCAGACCAAAAAGCAGAGTTGTACAACGATTACAACACCGAATTAAAAGCGTATATCGAAACGCTTGAAAAAGACGTAAACGGAAAAGCCTCAAAAGAGGAAATCGACGCGTTAAAAGACGAATTGAGAGCAGAAAGAGCGAACCAATTGGAATCGCTAAACAAAGCACTTCGAGAAATGGGATTAGCAATTAAAGCCGTTTCGGAAAAGTCGAACAAATCCGAGTCGAAAAAATCAATCAAAGAAAGATTAGTTGATTTCGCAGACAAATTAAACACGCTTGTAAAAGGCGGAAAAGCAGACGCGCAAAACGGACAATTCGCGTTTAAAGTTGCGGGCGATATGTTACTTTCAACAAACGTTTCTGGTGGAAACATTCCAGTTGAGGACAGACTTCCAGGCGTTAACATGGTACCGTCGAGAGCAATTCGACTAATGGATATTATTTCGAGAGGTAGAACGGCTTCGAACGTTGTTTCATGGGTTTACCAAGCGAACCAAGATGGTTCTGTTGATTACACGGCGGAAGGAGCAGTTAAAAACCAAATTGATTTTGATTTAGTTGTTGCAAACGAGTCGGTTCAAAAAATCACGGCTTTTATCAAAGTTTCAACGGAAATGTTGAACGATATTGATTACATTGAGTCAATGATTAGAGCGGAACTTTTAAAAGAGTTGTTGAAAAAAGTAGAGTTGGAAGTTTATAGCGGAGCCGGTGGTGGTTCAGCGTTAAACGGAATCTTTACTCAGGCGTCGGCATTTGTTGCGGCTCCATTTGCGGGAACAATCGACGAGGCGAATTTAGTTGACGTTTTAACAGTTGCGGCAAACCAAATCGCATTGGCAGAGCATGACGCACCAACGGCGGTTCTTTTAAATCCTTCGGACGTTGCGGCCCTTAAAATGGTTAAGGTTTCGTCAACGGACAAAAGATATGTTGAGAGATTGGCAATGGTTGGCGGAATGTTATCGTTTGACGGTATTCCAATTATTCCAACCACTTTGGTTACTCAAGACACTTATCTAATTGGTGACTTCTCAAAATGTATGTTATTGGATCGTGAAGATGTTACAATCGAAATCGGATTAGACGGAAACGATTGGACTAAAAACATGAGAACGATTTTGGCTGAATACAGAGGTGTTAACGTTATCAAAAACAACGACACAACAGCGTTTGTAAAAGGTACAATTTCAACGGATGCGGCATTGTTAGAAACGCCATAATCTAAAACAAAATTAAAGGGCCCGGAATTGTTCCGGCCCTTTGTTTAACCTAAAACAGAAAAAAAATGGTAAAAGTCGAAGCAATAGCGCACAAAAAAAGCAAGTTGGAACCGGGCAAAGTTTACGAAGTAACGGAACAAGCGGCGAAAATCTTAATTGAGAAAAAATTCGCAAAGGACCCGAACCAAAAGACAGTAAAAAAACCGCGCAAAACTTCCGGAAAATCTTGATTTCTGATTCATAATTCCAACGGCTCGCACTTAATCGGTGCGGGCTTTTGGTGGTAAATGGCGGAACTAATTACAATAACAGATTTCAACGGGGACGAATTTTTACAACAAGATTTGAACACCTCGGACTGGTTAGACGAAATTCGCACCGAATACGCACGGCCTTTTGTTCGTCAATTACTCGGGGCGCAATTAGGAAACTTATTTTTGACAAACTGGGACGCGGTAGGAGGCGACCCCGCACTATTGGACGCACGATTCCAAACCATTTGGAACGCATTCCAAGTTGATGACGGGTGCGACCTTATCGAATCGAAGGGAATGAAATTCGCGATAAAATCCGTTTTGTGGTTTTATTACGCAAGACAAAACAATTCGATCGCGACAACCGGCGGGAATCGTTCGCAGTTGTCCGAGAATAGCACACCAACAAACGACGGTGTTTGGATGGCGAAAAATTACAATTCTGCAATCGAAACGGGACGGGCGATTCAATGGTATATTTGCGAAAACTCGACCGACTATCCAGAATTTAACGGCCAAAGGTTACACTATTACAACGGTATCGGATGAATTACGCCGCAAACATAGTTTCAATAATTGAGTCGGTTGTCAATCAAATGACGCCGACTTTGACAATTTCGGGAGTTACAACAAACAGCGCGACAAGTTGGACCGTTGAGGTTTGCAAAACGTATTGGGTCCACTTGGGGCAACGTTTGACAATCGACGGGAACAATTACACCGTGACGGAATTTGAGTCGGACACTAATATAACATTAAAAGGAACCGTTTCGCCTGGTTTGGTGTCGTTTCAATTAGACGCGCCGGATTTTTGGCACGGTTCACACCGTAAGGTAGAAAGCGAGCGAGCGAGAAAAAAAGACGTCACGCGGCCGGTTGTTTATTTGCCAAATACAAGAACAACCCAACCGGGAGAATACGACAGCGACATTGCTTATACCGCAAGTGTTCGCCCTATCTTTTTATTGAACTATCTAAAAAAATTCGATACAACCGAACTCCAACAATCCAAAGTCATTGACCCGGCGCACCAAATGGCCGATTTGTTTTATTCGATCATTGAAAACGACGACCGATTTAACGACCCGGAAAATTTGCGCCGACTTGAATGGATGAATTTTGGCGATTCGACAACGTGGGGAAATGACGAATTGATATTCGACCAACCGTTATCCGGTGTTGAATTACAATTGGATTTGGACGTTTTAATTTATTCGTTTTGTGAATGTGACGACCAAGGGGAGCCGGAAATTTGTCCAGATGTCACAACCACATTCAACGGAACCGCAACGGGTGTTGATACGGCGGCCGGTCAAAATATCGCAATCGAAGTTGTTGACGACATGGACACGCCAACGGGAACACTCACAACGAACACGGCCAACACGAAAAAAATTGTAGTTACCGGAGGAGGTCCGGCGGCTCCGGTTGGGATTGAATTAAACGGTGTAACGCCCTTAACAGATGCGGCGAGCGGAACAACACGAAATTTTGATTTTTTCGACGAGGAGGACAATGTTATCACGCCGACAGTTGACACCGACACGCCCACAAATACGGGTTTACTATTTTCGGACGTTCCAATGAGTTTCAACGGGTCCGCGACGGCCGGTGCGCTTGTTGGCGGTTCTAAATCCATAACAGTACAAGACACCGACGGAACGCAAGTCGGGACCGTAATAAACGACGAACAAGCGAATTTGACGGTTGAGGTCGCAAAGCCTGGGATTAATGTAGCGAATTTATTTAAAACTGGTTTGACTACTTCTGTTAGAACTGGGGATGATGGAGACTTAGAGAATGGTAGGGGCTTAACTTGGTTTACATTAGATTATACAAATCCATACGGCCATAGTTTTAGATTTTGTGGCAATACTGGAGGATATACGGACGGAGTTGGGTATTTTGATTTGAACGGCAACGCGACAAGCTATGCGCTGGCTTTTCCAGATGATGAGTGTATGGATTGGGCTTATTACGACCAAGTGAACGGAACTGTTCCAATGTGGTATCTTTTATCGCAAGGAACACAAACACCAGTTCCAGCTTTACCGAGAGGTGGACAAGTAAGGGGAAAAAGTATTTTTAATGGGATAGATGAAGCGGTTGCCAGTACTCAAAACGGTTACAGCGATTGGTATTTACCAAATGTTATGGAATGGATGTCCATTGTATATTTTGAGCAAAATATTAACAGTAATCAAGGTTTAAATTATTTACCGTTTGAATATAACCCAAGCGGAAGAACTCCAAGCGTTGCGAATTGGAGAGTTGTGCTTTCAACCACAAATCTTTCAAGAGGTTATATTTGGGTTGCTGACAATGGAAGTATTGTAGTTACCGCACCAACGACGGCAAGTTATACCTATTTTATTTTAAGAAAAGCAAACATAATAACGGACTTAGGATTATGACAATAAAAGGACAATTTCAATTCGAAAAGCAATGGCCCGGAATAGTTTTTACGGACATAAATGTAAATATCAATCCAATTGTTTCTCAAGTCAACCCGGTAGATATGACTATCAACGTCGAATTAACATTTTCAGTTGTTGGAAATGTTAGCGGAGATTTTGCGCCGGATATTAACCCAGTCCCGGTCAAAGATTTGAATTATAATGAGGAAGAACTAAAACAAAGAATTATACAAAGACTAGAAGATTTTAAAATTTAACAGCCCAATGCAAACCGAAACAATAAATATATTTACAGAATTGGCAACGATCGCCCCAGTTGTGGCGGTTCTTTTGCTTGTTTTGTATTTTATGTATAAGGAAATCAAAGAACTAAAACAAAAAAACGAACAATTACAAACAGAGTTGAGGACGTCTGAAAAGGAAGTAATTTCAAACCAAAAAGATTTGAATATCACGCTCGAGAAATTAATCGAGAGCCTAAAATAATTACTAAAATGTTTGGAAAAAAGAAAAAAAAGGTTACAGAACACACGCACGAAATTTTGAAACAAGAAAAGAGGCGCATAATGGAGGAGACATTGGAAAACATGAAACGACTCCGCGACCAAATAGACGGTAAAAACGTGTTATTAGAAAGTGCCTAAAACAAATTTTTTTTCATACATTTGTTAAAATTGAAAAAATTCCCTATGTTCCGGGGGAAAAGTCGGAGCGCAAAAAGTAAATTTAATTTTTATAAATTATGGGACAATTCACAATAGAATGTCAATGCGCCGGGAAACCACTATCACCCGGACAAAATGGATGTCAGCCGCTAATTTCGCGTGCTAAATTTCCAATTTTTATGTACATGACAAACAGTTCGGGAGCCGCTAATTCAATACCGGCCGGAACCGTTTTAGATCAAACTTATGTACAAGGGAAAATCGACGCAATTAACACAAATCCGGCGGACGCGTGGTTTATCTTCCCGGAAATGTACAATTTGGCCGCTCCACCGGCAGAAAACGAAACCGAGGACAGAGACGGGATTCCGGTTCCAACTGGTGAGGAAATCAAACAGCCTATCACTTGGGAGCATTCAAAAGAAGATGCAAACCCGGCGTTGAAAGCGTCTTATGATTCGTTAAAATGTAACGAAATCGGGGTTATCTTTGCGACATACTCGGGACAACTTGAGGGATTAAACGACGGAAACGGAAATTTAGTACCAATGAAGTTGCAAGGGGAAACGTTGTCGGCTCAATACGGTGCGCCAGTAAAAGGAACATTGAACAAAATCATGGTTTCAATGTTAATGGACGAATTGGAAAACGAGGCGAACAGAGATTACATTGATTCGAGCGCGATTTCTTACCCGGTAAAAAACTGGTTTTCGTTGGGTGCGCTTGAGGTTATCAACTACGAGGTGTCAAATTCGGCTCAAACTACTATCGTTTTCAGAGCGAACGCGCTTTATGGTGGTGTTGATTTCAAAAAGCCAATTACGGGACTTGTAACGGCGGATTTATCACCGGATTTAGGAGTAACAACCGGCGAGGTTTACAACAACACAACCGCGGCAAACGTGGCGGCAACGTTGGCAGAATCGGGAACAACTCCGGGACTTTACACGTTAACATTGGGCGTTGCACAAACGGCGGCGGATCAAATTTGGATTCAGATTTTTAAATCTGGGTACACAATGAGAACGTTCAAAGTTACTTTATCATAGTAATTAATAAAACGTAACATGGCAGACGAAAGAAAAAAAACCGTTAAAAAGGCCGCGCCAAAAAAGGCAATGCCGAAAATCTACACCGACGCAAAGAATCCAAAAATTCAAATGCCGTCAAGTATGATAACAACGGTTGAAAATTTCAAAAAGATTTGGCAAGGTAACGCCAGGGCGACCGATTTGGACGCCGCATGGGACCGCGCTAAAGATTGGCGAGACAGTTACAAATAACAAAACAAAGCCCTCGCAATTGTGCGGGGGTTTTTTTATACAATGAATTTTGAAACGACCGACATTGGCAGAATCTTAAAAAATATTAAGTTGTTGAGCGCAACGGATATTTTTATTTCTGTAATGAAGCAAAGCGAGGTCCAAAAGTATATTGTAAAATTGAACACCGACCAATTGAGGTACGAATTTATCAATTCTGAGGGCAAATTATTGTCCGATATTGGCGGCGGTTATTCGAATTTCACGTTATCACTTGGACAAAAACAAGGCCGTTTAAAAGTGGATTTGTACGACACCGGAGAGTTTCACGAATCGTTTAGAATTGAGAATATAAGCGCGACCGGGTTCGATATTAATTCCGATTCCGTAAAAGACGGCGTTGATTTAAAGGACAGATGGGGAAAAGAAATTGAAGGATTAACTTTTGAAAGTGTGCAAAAAGCCGCGCAATTTTTGGTAAATTTATATTTTGACGAAATATTAATTAAAATCGCGGTATGAAAATATTCAATTCCATTTATGAAATTTGGCTCCATAACTGGGAACAATTAAATATTTCGGGCGATTTGCGTTGGTTGATTGTGGACGAAAAGGAGCAAAACAAAAAACAAGATTTGGAGTTGTTAGAAAACGCGTATTTTGATATTCAAGACCAATACCTCGAGGAGACAAAAGGAAACAAGGATTTGATTTCTAAATGGCGCACGTTGATAATTAAAAGAATGACCGCCCGCGTTTTATACGCTCAAGGCGACAAAGCCCAATTGAATTGGATTGAATTTTACACGGCCAAAATTGACAATTTGATGAATACGAGTCAGGACGTTGATATAATCAAAACGCGAATGTTAATTCAACAAAGATACGGCCAACCGATAAAACCAAAAGAGACGACATTGGCGGAATTTATAAAAATTTCCGAAATAGTAAGCGAACAAAAACCGACCGAAAATGGCAAGACAAAATAGCGCGGAATTAATAGCGCGATTAAATAGCGAAATGGCCAAATTGAAAGATTTGGCAAACATGACCGAAAAGGAATTGAATGAATTGTCCAAGGCGTTCACAAAAGATTTGAACGTTACGGTTAAAATGGCCCAAGCGACAAAAGAAACGGCGCGGGGTGTTCGTGAGTTGACGGAATTGGAAAAACAGTCGGTTAAAATATTAAAGGAAAAAGAAAAAATTGATAAGCAAATTATCACCCAACGAAAAAAATTAACGCAAGTTAACAAGGAACAACGCGCCACAATCCAAGCGTTAAAAGTTGAGGAGCAAAGACGGAACAAAATCGCCCGAGAGGAGGCGAAATTAACAAATCAAAACATTGGAGCGTTTGAGCGTTTAAATGTCAAAATAAAATCGTTGTCCGATCAATACCGAAATTTGGTAATTGCAGAGGGCAAAGAAACAAAACAAGCGAAAGTATTAAAACGTCAAATTTTAGAACTAAACAAAGCCAGAAACAAGGCCAACGAAGCGTTGGGAATGCACCAACACAAAGTCGGACAATATACGCGCGCACTTGGAAAACTTCGCGGAATGTTGGCGCAAGTCGGGTTGGCGTTCGGGGCGTTTATGGCTATTCGTGATTCGTTCCGAATTATACGAGATTTTGAACAAGCGCAAGCGGATTTGGCGTCCGTTTTAGGTGTGAACGTTGAGGAAATGGGAAAACTAACCGAGCAATCAAAACAACTCGGAGCAACCACAATTTTCACGGCGTCGCAAGTTAGTGAATTGCAGAAAGAATACGCAAAGTTAGGTTTCACAATGGATGAAATCGAGGGCGTGACGGAGGCGACGTTACAACTCGCGGCGGCAACCGGGACCGACTTGGGGCAATCCGCGGCCGTTGTCGGGTCCACTTTGCGAGCGTTTGGAATGGACGTGAGCGAAACCCAACGCGTCGTTGATGTCATGGCGAAATCGTTTAGTGCGAGTTCGTTGGATATGGAAAAATTTACGGTTGCAATGCGAGCCGTTGCACCGGTAGCGAAAAACGCCGGATTTAATATCGAGCAAACAACCGCGTTAATTGGAACGTTGACGGATGCCGGAATTGATGCCAGTACGGCGGGAACGGGATTGCGAAACGTATTTTTAGAACTATCTAAACAAGGGTTGACATTCGAGGAGGCAATGGCGAAGATCAACAACGCAAGCGATAAAAACGCGGCGTCTTTGGAATTTTTTGGAAAACGTGGCGCGGTAATCGGAACCGTTTTAGCCGAGTCCGGAGTAAGTGCGGACGCATTGACCGAAAAACTAAACCAAGCCGGCGGAGCCGCTCAAGAAATGGCCGACAAACAACTCGACACGTTGGGCGGTGCGGTTAAATTATTGTCGTCTGCCTGGGAAGGTTGGATTCTAAAAATGAATGAATCGAGCGGTGCGGGTAATTTCCTAAAAAATGTTATTAAATTTTTAGCGGAAAACCTCGAGTTGATTTTGGATTTATTATTGAAAACCGTTTCGGCCTTTGTCGTTTACAAAACAGCCGTTAAAGGTGCGGCGGTTGCTCAAAAGCTATTGAATCAAGAAACAATTGCGAGCATAAAAAACACAAAACTATTCGGACAACAAATTTTCAAAAGTACAAAATCTTTCGGTTTGTGGGCGGCGGCGATTTCGTTCGTTGTCATGGCTTTAATTGATATTGTAAGCGGTTTATTAAACGCAAAATCCGCTACGGATTTATTCAACGAAACAATGGACAAAGCCAACGAAAAATTACAGGAGGAAAAAGACAAATTGGCTTTGGTTGGAAAAGAGTTATTCAATACAAAAGTTGCAAGCGAACAACGCCAAAAGGTTTTGGATAAAATCAACGCGGAATACGGGACAACATTAAAAAACTTGGAAGATGAAGCCGCATTTGCCGCTCAAGTTGCGGAGGCATACGAAAAAATTGTCGAACAATTAGACAAAAAAATCACCGCCCAAGTCATTGAGGAGGAATTATTGGCCGCCAAAAAACGAGTAAGAGAATTAGAAAATGAAATTGCAGATGCGGGATTTTTTGACGTATTAGGTGAAGCAAGCGGAATAATAATTGGAGAAGGTACGGACAAAGAAATTCAAAAACAATTGGATTTGATTGCAAAATTAGAAGCTGAATTTGCCAAATTAATACAAGATTCAAAAACCTTATCGGATGAAATAACCGAGGAAGATGATGAAGAAACAACCGGAGGAACTGGAGGAAAAGGCGCAAAATCAATTGAAGATAGAAAAAAAGAAGAATTAGCCGCATTCATAAAAGGAAATGAAGAAATTTTGCGACAACTCGAAATCCAATTGAGAAAACAAGGTGCGGAAGAGGAACAAATACAAAGATTATTAGCAGATAAAAAAATCGAATTAGCAAGAAAAACGGGCGAAAAAATAATCGAATTAGACTTTAAAGATAAGTCTATTCTAAGTCAACAAGAATTGGAATATTTGCAATTTGTTGATAATAACGAAACGAAAAAAGTTAAAATTGTACAAGATGCAAACCAAAAGGTTTTTAACAGTCTAAAACAATTAACAAACCAAGCCAAAAAAGAGGGAAAAAGTGTTGTTGATTATTTAGGCGAAATTTTCAACTCACTACGGGACGAAATCGCTCAATCGTTGCAATTGATCGCGTCAATTCAAGAAAGCAAAATCTCCGCAATTGAAAGCGCAATCGAACGACAACAGCAAGTTATTGAGGATTCAAAAGACGCGGAAAACAGATTAATCGAGCAAGCGAAACAAACCGGTTTGCAAGCGGACGAGTCAATCAATTTGGAGCGTGAACGACAAAAGAAAGCATTAGCCGAACAACAACGACTCGAAAAGGAAAAACAACGAATTGAGGCGACAATTGCGGCCTTGCAATTACTCGCGGCAAATGTACAAAGTGGACAAGGAAACCCGGTCCAGAATATCAAATCGGACATTTTAAATTTGAAATCGTTTATTAATTCGCAATTTTACAAGGGAGGGTACACCGGAGACGGTGGCAAATATGAAACCGCCGGAATTGTCCACAAGGGCGAGTTCGTAATTGACAAAGAAACAACCGCACAACTTGGATTGAAAGGAAAAAACATGGGCGAGTTTAAAACATGGTACAAAAATTCGATCATTGAAAGCGGCGTAAAAAAATCAATGGATACCGATTATATTTTGCCAGAACAAAACGCCGCATTGGCTCAAAGTAGTATTTTAGAGGCAAAATTGACCGAATTAATAAACGTATCAAAGGCCAAACAAATCGACCAAGGACGCGCGGCATTTGACGCAATGGTGGGAGCGTTACAATACCAAAAAGGAAAAACGCGTTATTATTTCCCAGTTAGCAAAAAATAAAATATGGCTCAAAAACATTTATACGGAATAAACTACGCCCAATTAAACCCGCCCGAGGAATGGCAAGATTTGAAAGTTTCCGCAACGATTGTGGACAATTTTTTTAGTGCGGACATACAAAACCAAACTTTGACGTTTACCGGAGACGCGGCGACATTCATAAAATTATGGATTCAAAATTACGGCGTTTTTAACGGGTTGCCGTATCGAATTTTAATAGATGATTCCGAGATAGTTTTTGACGGTTTTTTAGTGTTGTCCGAACTTGTAATAAATTCAAAATTGGGTCCAACAATTTACAAAATACCGATTCGAGACTTGACGGACAATTTGACAACGTTGGACCGTGTTTCGGTTTTCACGCAAGGTTTATTGTTCGATCAAGGTTTTTTGAATAACTCGAATAAATATTGGCTCCCAGTTGTCCAAGTCGGAAAAACCACGTTTAAAGACAGATATTTACAATTGCTTTCTTTGGGTTATAGTGTTGTCAACACGTTTCTCCAAATGGTGCAAGATTTTTTGTCCGCAATTTCCGACATGATTGGTTTGTCTGTTGTTGTCGGTATTGTTGAATTTTCAACGTTAATGTTAAATTTGTTCGTACAAGTCACACAATTAAAAGATTTGATTTTGGCGCACAAAGATTTGATTTTGGCGTCACAAACTTATTATCCGGTCCTAAAATTAAAGGACGTAATCGAGGCCGCATTCGAAAAACTGGGAAAAACTGTTGAGTGGGGAATAATTGAAAACGACATTAACCGCAAATTTGTTAAAAGTTCAGAAAATGGATTTCCGGGCGTTATCGCTCCGGGTATTCAGTCGGCCGGAACCGGTACTTTAAAACCTCAAGATTGGGGGTATTTGATTTCCGAGTCAATGCAAGAAATCGAAAAAATCTATAATACCCGAATCCATGACGAAGGCGACATTGTACACATAAAAACACAATCGGACCCGTTTTGGGTTGACAATCCAAGTTTTGCGGCGGAATCGGTTTTGGTATCAACGACAAAACAATATCAAAACGGAATTTATCGAAACAAAACGGAGGAGGTTTTCGCAACGACTCGGGTCACTTATGAATACGACCCGGCAGACGCACACACATTGGTAACGGAAAACGGCGACGCCTATGAAATACACCGCGATTTAATAAACGAATTGGACCCGAGAATGAACACAATTAAAGGACTCCAAGATATAAAAATAAATTGGGCGTTGGCGTCAAGATACGATCCAATAGAGGACATTTTATTCCCTTTATTTGATGAAATTTTAGGCGATTCAAACGATTTATTGAACAGTTTAAAGGGCTTTATTAATCAATTCGCGCAATATATCGACCCGGGGTCGAATAGCGAGCAATCGACGGCGGACTTTTTGGCGATTAATCCGCTTGACTTTATTTTGGCATTGTCTCCAGGTGGTTTAAAAGTTGAGGACGATACGTGGGGGATTCCAAAATTTATAGATGCGGACGCAAACGAATTGAATAAAACCTTAACGATTCCGGCGGATTTCAAATCGCGTTGTTCGGCGGAATTTATCTATAAAGAAAGATATTTACCAGAATCGCCCGCAATTCAAAACAATTTCGCGGGTCAAAATATATCAATCGAGCAATTGCGAATCCCGTTTAGTTTATCGAATTATCAAAACACAAAAGAAAATCCTTATTTTAATTTTGACGGTTTGGCAAAATTCAACGACATTGAATGGAACGAAAACCAAAGGAGCGCGGAGGTGACAGTTGAAAAAAAAGAAATATTTGATGATAATATAACAGAGACAGAAATATGATGACAACGCCAAAATATTTGGTTGACAAGGCCAAAAAGACAATTAAAGAAATCCAAAAAATTAACCCAACCGAGGTTTTAAAATCGAAATACAAAGACGCGACGCCAGAAGAAAGGAAAAAAGTTGACGAAATTAATAAAAAACTTTGTACTTTTATAAAAAATAAAGACATTGACGGAGCTAAAAGATATTTAGCACATTTGAAAAAGCAAAACAGATGAACGAAATAGTAATAACGGACCGGAAATGGCTTTGTCAGCATAGAAACGGCGACACGTTCGCAACGAATCCAACGACGGATTTTGTTAGCTATTTTCAAATATTAGTAGCCGAAAAAACGAAATTAGTCCAAACAATCGAAGTTTCAACAGTTGTTGAGGCGTCCTTTGACGTATTAATAACCGTCGAAGATATAGGCGGACAAATCAAAGTTACACACCCGTTCGACAATTGGTCGTCAATGGGTGTTTCTGTTGGCGATTCGCTTTATATTGAGGCGAACGGACTAAACACAACGGAGACAGTTAACGCGATTCAATTGAATGTTATGTATATAACCGACACGGCATTTTTGAACGCTTTGAGCGTTTCGAGTGGCGTTGCGCGGGACGATTATATTTTCAGAGTTACAACCGTACCAACGGCGGTAAATTTTCAATTTGGTATTATTCCAAACAGTCAAACCGCGAACAATTTTAACAGTTTGTTAAATGGTGAGGCACAACTTTACACCGTTTCGGGGCTTGTTTTATCGACTCCAAAGGCCATGACCTACCAAAGTAGTCCGGCCAGTAATTTAGGGAGCGTAGAAGTCGAATATACCGGCGCGAGCGGTACGGGGTCGAGCGTGTTTAGTTACACAATCGAACACATTTTTAGAATGCCGCCATTCATTGAGAATTGGCTATCGAATTACCAAGCCGGAACGATTCCAACAGATTTCGCCGGGGTCAATTCATTCCGTTACGCGTCCAAAATTAACTTTTTGACAAATCCAAACAATCCGAACAATAAAAAATTCTTTGAGGATTCCTTCCAATTGGGTTCGGTTGGTTTTGTCGGTCAAAATTTCAACAACGGCGTTGCGGATTATTCTTTGGACTCAATATCAACAACGAATTTTGAAGTAACACAAACGAACAGTTTAACGGCATCAATAAGTCGAGCGTCGGGAAATTTTGCCGCCGGTATTAAAGTTTATTTGTACGTTTACAAGTTACCGAGCGCGGCGGAATATTCAACACAAACAAATGATTTTGAAACAAATTTTGTTTTCGATCAATTGGACGTATTGGAAGGAGCCGGAGCGAGTTCGTCGAGTATTATTCTAAATTTGGACGCCAATATAAACGGGGGCGACCCGACTTTGTTGGATTTGTCTTTTGATTTGGATTGGAACGCGGCCGGGGTTGCTATCAATTTAGTTGATGGCGACAACATAGCAATAACCGCAATAGTTGAGGACGGAACATTAACCGCCGAACTTTCGGACCGTATGCCGGTTTTATTATATGCCGGTCCCGTGTCGAAGGATTCCGATAATTTAGGGATAACAAACAACCAAATTGATTTTTATGGTTCGTCTATGAATATTCCCTTAGCGTTGCCAGTTTCCAACGTGGACACTTGGAACAATCGCGCGTATATTTTGAGCGGTTCTTTTAGATTGATAAAAGAGGCAAACGCCAACGACCATTTATTAAAATCGTTGGAATATAGAATCGTTGGACGTATTCCAGGAACACAAACGTTTTTCGACATTGATACGTACAAATTCCCGTTTCCGGGAAAAATTGCACTTTTAAACGTTGGCGGAACGGGTTATCAAGCGTTAAACATAGACACGACCCGACCGGTTGGAAACGTTCCAATTGATGACGATTTAAGATCGGTAAAATTGAGTTCAACAATTCCGGGTAGTTTCCAAAACTATCAAGATTTTAATTGGCAGTTAGGAATCGAAATACCGCACCGCACCTGGATTGAAAATTTAGCCGTTCAACAAGTGGCTCCGGAATTTTACGATTCGGCGGAAGAAAACAACAATTTTAATCAACGGACTTCGAATTATTCGGATGCGTTGACATACGATATTTTTATTTTTGCAACCGCCGTGACACTTTTCAACGGTATTGAAACAACTCACCAAATGAGTTCGGACGAATCGTTGGTGGCGGATTTTGATGTTGACGCAATCGGGACGGGATGGAGCGCGACAACCGAACTTTTCGACACGGATGGAAACACAATTAACACCGTTTACGAAGGTGAGGACGTGGATGTCAAAATAACATTTAACAGACCGGCGGGCGCGTTGTCAGGCGAGCAAGCCGAAATTGTTTTCGAATACGTCGGAGAAGTTGGACAAACAAGCCGTTTAAGTTCATACCATGAATGGGACGGACCAGAAAACGCGCTCAAGCCTTTAGAGGGTGAAACGTTGGTAAAAATCACAACGCCGACACTAACCTCTACGGTCATTGAATGCACAATAAAAGGGGAATTTTTATTGGACGGCCAACCGTTCAACGTTTACGGACATTTAGTTAACGGACGATAAAATGATAATATTAAACCAAACCACAACCCAACCGGATTCGCCGCAATATTTTGCGACAAAGCGAACGGAAATTCCAGTAATAAAAAAACAAGGTTTACCACAATCAAAGGATTTTTGCACTTGTTTAATCCAATGCGTTCCGGCTTTGAAAGTATTCACGGACGGGATTGGAACCGACCCACTAAAAAACGATTTTCGGTCGTTATTTATTCCAACGGTTAATTCAACCGCCGCGACAAATTCAACGATAGTCGGAACAATTACAAACATACAGACCGGAGTTGTAACGACTTTAGCAGATACGACGCACGGGACGTTAAACGAAGGGGATAATTATTGGTGGTTCAAATTGGAATGGTTTAAAATATACAATACAATTGGACTCGGAAAATATCAAATCCACGTTGTCGAAACGGCCATTTCTGGAGGACAAACAATAAACGAATTGAAAACGCCCGTTTTTAATTTATTGCCTTATTCAGATGAAGCCGCAAACGGAACGGTTCGATTATACTCAAGACAAACCGGAAAATTAAACCACGGGAACAACTACTCAAATTTAAAGCCAACCGGCGTCGCCGTGTCAAAAGTTAAAATATTTGAACAACAAACACGTCTACCGGGTCGATTGTTTATCAAATCGGAAGAAATTGAAAACGATCATTTAGTTTTGAACAATTCGAATTTGTCAACGTACCAAATAAAAGACCAATTGAGGCCAACTTATCAACTCGACTTGCATTTATTGAGTTCGGCTCAAGTTATGCCGGTCGTTTTCGACGATATGTTCGGAAATCAATTGTTTATAACAGATTACAACGTTTACAATCATGTCGTTGACCCGCGAGACTACCAAGCTAATCAATATATTGATTTACCCGTAAGACGTGAAAGCGTAAACATACCGAACCCGAGCGCAACGGCAAAACGAAAAACTTATTCGTTCGATATGATTTACGAATACGACAATATTTTTAAAACGAATAATTGATGACCAAACAAGACGCAAAAATATTTTTAGACGGCGCGACAGCCTCGCCAATTGTTAATTTTTCCGGTGCGAGTGATTTAGTAACGGAATCAATCGACCTTTCAGATTGGGACGGTTCGTGGATTCTTTATTTTTGGGGCGATTTGTCGCCAACAAAACAAAACTTGACAATCCAAGTTTCAGACGACGAATTGAAATGGTTTGATTATAAAGACGAGGCCAAAAATGTAAAATTCGACGATTATTTTTTCGACGATAAAATGCCGCATAAATATATAAGAATCCAATATTTTTCCAATGGTTATTCTGGGAATATCACTTTTAAATTTGTGCAAGTATGATTGATTTATCAAAACGAAATTTAAAAAACAATGTCGGTTTGGATTTGTCAAAAAGCCCGGACACGGATCACCATACTACAATTTTTGAAATCGGAGACAAAAAAACCGTTTTTGTTGATGCGTGCAAACAATCGACAGTTAGAAACAAATTGAAAAATTTTGGACGTTTAATTATCAACGGTCAATTAATAATTTTATAAAATGGCACTAATTCAAATGCGAACCGCAGACGGTTCAACAATAGGAAACCCGCCAACGGGCGATTTTTTTATCTTTATCGACTCAAATAATGCGAATCAATACACGTTGCGAGATTCAAGCGGAACCGACACAATTCTCGGGGGTGGAGGAACTGGAACTTTGTTTGGTTTATATAATCAAACAAGCCCAGGCCCAACAATCAACACAGCTCCGGAACAATCAATAGTTGGAACGGGTGTTGGAAGTTTAACAGTTCCAGCGAACAGCTTTGTCGTCGGTGACGGATATCACGCAAAAATTGGCGGTCGATTGAACGCAACCGGTGGAGGTGGACGGTCTGAAATAATTGTAAGAGTAAAAAACGGTACAACCGTACTCGCATCTACTGGAATTTTCGAATTAGATACAGCAACAAGTCAAGGATGGGAATGCGAGTTGGATTTTACAGTTGCGGCAATCGGCGCAACGGGGTCAATCTTTACGAATGGAAATTTTGCCTATACAAAGGATGGAAACCGACAAGTTTTTGGATATATTTTCCAAGACAATCAAACAATAGACACAACAGTCTCAAGCACATTGGACATAACAGTCGAATGGAATGTAATCAATGCCGGCGACGACATTTTTTCCGCAAATTTTGTACTCTACAAAACATACTAAAATTAATGATTTTACGCGAAATTACGAGAAACTCACACGTTCTCGACTTATCCAAAAAAGTCGGAGCCAAAGCAAACTATCAACAAAAAATTGCCACACTTTCAGACCTACATTGGGACAACCCAAAATGTGACCGCGATTTGTTAAAAAAACATTTGGATTTGTGTTTGAAAAACGACTATCGAATCCATTTAAACGGAGACACGTTTTGTTTGATGCAGGGAAAATATGACCCGAGGAAATCAAAATCGAGTATTCGACCGGAACACAACGTTAACAATTATTTAGATGCCGTTGTTGAGGACGCGGCGAATTGGTTTAAACCTTACGCACATTTAATTGATGTCGTTGGATATGGAAACCACGAAACGAACATTATAAAACGAATGGAAACGGACCCGTTGCAAAGGTTCGTTGATGCGTTAAACGGTGTAAGCAAAACAGATCACAAAGTTTTTACCGGTGGTTATGGCGGTTGGTATATTTTAGGATTTGGCCGCGCCTCATATAAAATAAAATATTTCCACGGCTCCGGCGGTGGTGGTGTTGTAACGCGTGGCGAAATAAATTTAACGCGTGCGTTGTCTTATTTTCACGGGTGCGATTGTTTTATGATGGGACACGTTCACGAAAACAAGGAATCGAATGTAGTTGTTGAGACATTGGACGCACACAACAAACAAATCGACAAAGAAATTTTGTTAATGATAACTGGAACGTATAAGGAAGAATACGACGGCGGATTTATGGGATTTCATGTCGAACGGGGCGCACCTCCAAAACCGGTCGGGGGTCGTTTGTTGACTTTGGACTATAACAGAAAAAAAACCGGAAGGATAACGATAAAAGCAAAAAGCGAAAAACTATGAAAATAAGGGGAATAATTTACCGAACTTTTAAAGACGCGTTGCAAACGCTCGGAGAATTTCAATGCGGAGAATTTAAGTGTTACACGCTCGAATTACCAGATTTGAACAATGACGGAATCGAAGGAAACGAGATTCGAAAATCGTGTATTCCGGAGGGAATTTACCCGGTGACAATCGAAAATCACCGCAAATTCGGTTGGTGTTATCGCGTCCACAACGTTCCGGGTCGGTCGGGAATTTTGATTCATGCCGGGACGCATTACAAACACACTTTAGGTTGTATTTTGCCAGGAACGGACCAATACGATATTACAAAAGACGGTTTAGCGGATAACATATCGAGCAAAAAAGCGTTGGCCGGAATGGTGTCGTGTGAAATGGAAGAACTGGAAATCGTAACGATATGACCCGAGCCGTTGGATTTATAATTGTGGCGGTTGTTTGTTTGTGTTTGGGATGGTTCGCAAAACCCGAACCGATTGAAACGGACAACGGGGCGCGATACAGACAAGAAATTTATCGACTCCGGGATGAAATAAAAGACTTAAAAAAACAATATGCAAAACAAATTGAAAAACTCGACACGGTTAGCACTAACAACGGCGTTTCTGTTTATATCAATGATTTTAAAAGCCGCGCCGGTGGACGTATGCCAACCGGCCGACTCGGTACAAATCGACATTGAAGATTTTAAATTTATTCAAACTTGGGCGGAATTTGGTTTAACTTGCGAGAAAACGACGGCAAAACTAACCGATCAAATCGAGCGGGACAGAATAACAATCGAAACACTCGACAAAGAACTAATTGACCAACGCGAGAAAAACAACCGTTTAAAGACGATTTGCGGCGTTTTGGGGAGTTCGTTGGGGGTTTGTATCGTTTGGCTTTTTTTATCGCCTTAAAACACACATAACAGAAAATAAAGCGGATAGGCGCGAACGCCTACCAAAAACGCTTTATTTGGGTGTTGTGCGTAATACTAAAACATTGTTAATTGGTTAGTATGTAGCTTAAATCGTTTACAAGCAGTTTCGTAAATCTTTATGTCTTTTTCATAAGCGTCAAGGCTAAATCCTAAGTCATAACACGCAAAAGCAATAGTTCCGCTTCCTAAATGAGTGTCAATTATTTTATCTCCTTCATTGGCAAATTCTTGTAAAATAAGTTTGTACAAGTTCGTAGGCTTTTGTGCTGGATGCCAACTTTTTTTGCATAATCTACACGCACATTTTTAATTCCCTCACAATTACCAGC